CTTGGCCGAAGCAGCCATCGCAGCCATGTCCTGGTTGACCTGGATGCGATAACCCAGCAGCGTATCCGGAGCGCCACCGGGGACGCCCTGCTGATAGCCGGGGTTAAAGATCGGCATCTGGCTGCCGTCCTTGATCTTGCGGATCACGCCCACGGTGGCGTCGTTCATCATGAACAGCGCGCCGTCGCGGTAAGCCGGATCGACCGAGTGCACCAGATTGACGAGGCTGTCATAGGTGATGGCCGTCACCTGCGAAGAGCCGTTCGCCGCGACCACACCCGAACCGGCGCCCGTCACCACACCGCGCGGCTGCGAAGAGCCGGTGCCGGTGGTGAAGTGCTTATTGGTGATGCGGCCAAGGCGCGTCACCAGCAGCGCGTTCACATAGGCTTCAATGTCGATGTTGCTGTCCTGCAACAGCTCAATCGGCACCGCCACCGACTTGGACGAGTATTTGTAAACCGGCAGGCTGATGGTGCCAAAGGCGGTATCAGCAGCGGTTGCGGCCGCGTTTTCAGCGACGATTTCGCCTTCCTCAGCGGTGGCGTCGGCGGTCGGGAACGACAGCGGCGCACCGGTGGCAGTGACCAGCACGCTGGCCACAGCGCGCATCCCGCCGAACGCCTTCAGGCTTTCGATCAGGGTGCTGGCGGTTTCGGTCGGAACGGTGAAGCCGCCCTCGGAGCCGGTGGTGGTGCTCATGGTGTTGTAGAACACCTGCGCATCTTCAGCCGAAAGCGAACGCTCACCATTGCGCAGCCACTTGGCAAACACGGCAGCGGCCGGCGACTTCTTGTCGTGGGCGGTGCGCTCGGCCGCTTCGATCACGGTCTGGCGGGTGTTGTTTTCCACGATCAGCGCATTGGCCTGGCCGATGTGCTTGATCTTGCCGTCGAGCGCGGTGATTTCGTCCATCAGCGTGTCGAACGCTTCCGGCGTATAGCTGGCCGAATTGACCAGTTCGTTTGCAGCGGTTGCCTTTGCCGCGCGCTGCTCGCGGAGAGCCTGGATGCTCATGTGTGCTTCTCCATATGAAAAACCCCGCCGAAGCGGGGCGGGGTCTGCTTTGCGCGGCTTGCGCTCAGGCAGCGGTGGCGAGCGCAAGCCGGGCCATTGCACGGCGGCGCTCAAGTTCGGGATCGGGTGACGGCGCCTGTTCGGCAACCGGATCGGCCGCTTCGATCTGCGGCGCGTTGGTGTAGGCGCTCAGGTCAAACGCCATGTTCATTTTCTTGTCAGGCTTTTCGGCAATGCGATCCACCAGCCCGACCTCAACAGCCTCGGCGGCGGTGAACCACGTTTCGGCGGTCATCAGATCATCCCAGTCGCGGTCATCGCCCGCCTTTTCGCGGTATGCCTCGACCAGTTGGCCGTCGATCTTTTCCAGCAGGCTGGCGGTGGCCATCATGTCGTCGGCGTTGCCCAGCGCGATTGTCCACGCCTTGTGGATCATCACCATGCCAGACGGGGAAATCACCGCCTCATCGGCCGCAGCGACCAGCAGGGAGGCCGCAGAGGCCGCATAGCCGTCCACGTGCGCCGTGACCTTGCCCTTGTGCTCGCGGATTGCCTGCGCCATCGCCACGCCGGCAAACACGTCGCCGCCGGGCGAATTGATACGCAGCGCCACATCAGCATCGCCGGCCGCGCGCATTGCGCCGATCACAGCTTGGGCGGAAACGCCGCCAAACCACTCGGCATCGGCTTCGCTGGCCACGATCACGTCATAGACCTCGATGGTCACTCCGCCCATGCCCTGCACCACCGCCAGCGGCGCGCCCTTGCCCTTGTTGGCCTGATAGAAGGCCATCAGCCCTTTACGCATCGGCCGCTCCTGTCTGTTGCACGGTCATGCCGCGCTCGATCTGATCACCGCCCGGCAATTCGGGCAGGTTCAACTTCCGGCGGATCTCGCTTTCAGTCATGAAGCCCGGCTTGCCCTGCCCGCCCAGCGCAACGCTAAAGGCGTTGAACAGCGTCTCAGTGTCGGCGCGCTCCAGTTCGGTCGTGTCGAACTCGGCAAACTTGGTCACTTGCCGGAAGAACTTGCGGTTGATCTCGTTGGTGAAGGCGTGGAGGTGGGTGCGCAGGGTGTAGCGGACAAAGCCCGTCCCCATCGCTTCCACACCGCTGCCCCACGAAGTCGTCTTTTCGTTGTGGCCAATCATGAACGGCGGCACGCCAAAGATGCGGGCGATTTCCTCAACCTGGAATTGCCGCGTCTCCAGCAACTGCGCATCTTCGAACGGCATGGTGATGGATTTGAACTCAAGGCCGCCTTCCAGCAGCATCGGGCGATGCGACTTGGCAAAGCCGCCGTGCGCTTCATCGATCTGGCGCTTCAGGTTGGCAAACTGCTCATCCGACAGGCGCACCGCGCCGGCCGCCGATTGGATCACAAAGTCGGGCCGCGCACCGTTGGCAAAGAAGCGCGCCGCATATTCCTGCGTCGCCATTGCGCCAGAGCCGGCCACGCGCAGGCTGTAACGCAGCGGTGAAGGCGTGCGGATGCCGTCAAAGCCATCACCCGGAACATGCAACATGTCGTCCTGGTCATAGACCTCGACGGCGCTGCTCATGGCCGCGTTGACCGGATAAACTGCATACACAAGCCGATCTTGCGGCGTCTCATAGACCTCGACGCGGCGCGGATGCACCGGCTTAAGGTGACGGATGCGGCCCAACGGATCTCGCTGGATGATGGCAAAAGCATCGCCATGCAGCAGCCGCGAACGGGCCATGAACGTCCAGCCTGCTGCCGAACTCCATCGCGGGTGGAACTCTTCGTTCAGCGTCCACCACAGCGCATCGTCGTAAATCTGTTCGCGCGAACCATCGGGCTGCCGGCGAAAGGTGTTCATCGGCAGCACGGCAATCGCGCCGCTGATCACCGCAACGCAGGCATTGATGGCCGCAACCGTCTGCGCCGTCTGTTCAGTCAGGCCCGGCAAGCCCGCGCCCGTATCGCCAGTGAAGGCCATGAACACTTCAGAGCCGCGCGACACGCTGCCGACCGGCACGACGGCGTTCATGAACCGCGCCTCGCGGGCAGCCTGAGCAGCCTGCTTGTCAGCCTCCGTTACGGTGGGCCAGACATTATCGCGGATCGTGTCAAACAATCCCATTACAGCACCCGAACGCTAGGCGCGTCGGCAGGGGCGGTCTGTGTCATCGTCGCCGCTCCTATCGCCATTGCCAGCGCCACCACCGCGTCAATCCGCTGCGTGGCCTTGCGCTTGGCAAACCATCTGTTTTCAAGCGGGTCGCTTTCCAGCACCGCGCTCATCATTGCCGAGATCAGCACCGGGTTGCGTTTCAACCGCAGCCTGCCCTCAAGCAGCAATTCCTCAAGCATGTTGACGCTGCCCGGCATCCACAGCCCCGGCTTGCCGTCCACTTGCGCCCGTTTCCGGCCCGCCTGTGGGTGTTGCATTTCCGGCACTGAAAGCCCGATTTCGTCGGCAGCTTCCTTGAACTTGTCGAAAGCGTAATTGTCATACGCCAGCACGCCGATGGGGCTGGCTTCGTGAATATCCAGCACGCCCTTGGCGACGTGTTCATATCCAACACGCGGCCCCGGCGTGGCGTTCAGAAAGCCCTGTTCAGCCCATGCCGCGTAGGGCGCTTTATCCTTTTCGCCGCGCTCCCTGATGCCATCTTCTGGCGTCCAGGCTTCCACCCACGCCGCAAACTTGGGTTTGCCATCATCGGTGAAACCATCAGCCGCGACAAACGCCGCAGCCGTCAAATCGGAGCGCCCGGACAAATCCAGCCCGGCAGCCAGAACCTCATCAAACTCTGCCGGCTCAAAGTCATCTAGCCGCTGTTCAAGCAACTCGCGGGCAATCCAGCTTTGTTCGGCGTCCGTCCACTGGCAAAAGTTCAACCGCAGGATGCCGTTGCGCTTGCCGGGCATTTCCTTGGCCTGCCGCGCTTTCTTGGCCAGATAGTCAGGCTGCAAGATTGTCCCAAGCAGCGGGTTGGCTTTTACCCAGCATGTCGGATCGTTTAGCGGGTCATCGTTCTTATCGAGGCCGCACACGAAAGAGAAAGTCTCATCGTCCACCGCATCGCCAAGATAGGGCGCGTCGTCGTCCTTGGCTTCACGGTTGCCCGCCGCCACCCTGACCGCGTGTTCGTGTTCCTCCCAGCAGATCGAATTGCGGTCGGTGCCGCTGTTCGTGATCATCAGCAGCATCGGCTGCCGACGAAACTTAAAGCCGGCTTCGAGCATTTCGATGGCGTTGCGGTTCGGGTGTTCGTGAACTTCGTCGGCCAGCCCGATGTGAGGCCGCAGCCCTGAACCGGTCTTGCCAGCATCGCGTGACATCGGGCGAAAGAAGCTGCCCGTTGCCAGCCACGCCAGATTGTATTCCTTGCCCGGCCCGCCTGAGCGCGTGATGCGCTTGGCCAGATCGGGCGACTGGTCACACATTTTGACCGCATCGCGGAACAAGATCGCCGCCTGATCCCGATGCGCGCCGAGGCTGTAAATCTCTGCCCCGGCTTCGTCGTCGGCCATCATGCCGTAAAGGCCAATGCCAGCGGCGAAGGGACTTTTCCCGTTGCCTTTCCCCTCTTCGATGTAGGCCCGGCGAAACCGCCTTGTGCCATCCTCGCGCCGCCACCCAAACAGGCAGCCCAGCTTGAACGCTTGGCTTGGGTGCAGCAGAAACGGCTTGCCCTCGAACTGCCCGCCGTTCAGCCGCAGCTTCGTCTCAAAGAACCGCCAGACACGCTCAGCCGCCGCCACATCGTAACGCAGCCCGCGCTCATGCCCGCGCGCCAGATCGTCCAGGTGACGGCGGCATGCGTTGCGGATATGCGGCCCGGCGACGACTTCGCTGGCAATGACTGCCTGCGCCCAAGCCGTCGCCCGGTCAGTTAACGCCGAAGAACTCGTCCGGCTCTTCTTCGTCGGCTGGCGCACTCACCTTGCTCCTGTCGGTCGGCGTTGCGCCCAGCTTCGACAACACCGCCGACAAAGCTTGCAGCGCCGACACGCCCACCCCGGCAGCGTCCTCAATCAATCGACCGCGCAAAGACGCGGCCACCTCGACCAGCGCACGGTCGCCTTCAGTCAGCCATGGCAGCTCGCGCTTGAACGCCTCAAACGCTCGCTTGCCAAAGTCGTCCAAGTGGATCGACGGCTTGCCGAGCGACGTGCTTGCAGGCTCTTTCCGATTACGGTGGCGTTCAGGGTGTCGAAGTGCAGCGCCGGTCACTGCGGCCTTTGCTGCCGGCAGTCTCGGTCGCGGCATTTCAGTGTCCTATGGTTACAGGTCGGTCATGTTTTGAAACGGGTTTGCCAAAAGGAAGGTCCCCGCACGGCCCTGTGGCCTTGACCCTGTAAGGTTTGACGGGCGGGGGGGGTGATTAGCCACCACCGGTCACACAGGCCAGCCATCAAGCCCAATCGTCACCCGCACCCGCTTACCAAACTGCGCGTTGGTGACATCCTTGTGGCACTCCACGCAAAGCGGGCGGCAGTTCATCGGATCAAGCAGAGCGCCACCTTTGGCAGTCGGCACGATGTGATCAACATGGGCAGCGGCAGTCACGCGGTTGCTGGCAAGGCAGATGCGACACAGCGGCTCCAGGCGCAGCAGTTCAGCCCGCAGCTTATCCCATGCCCACGGTCGTTTACGCTTTGCCATGCCATCACCTATCGCTGGCCAGTCCGTTGCGGTGGGCTTGTGACGGTGGCCAGGGTCCCGGTCGGGAGCCTTAAACGCGAAACCCCCACACCGTTAGGTGCAGGGGCTTGGCTTACTCATGCGCGCTAGGCGCAGCTACAATCAATAGCGGTTTCGTATCATGTCTCGCGCGGGTGGTCAAGCTCGTCGCGCAAACGGTGGCAATGCGCAACGATTTCGGCATATGACTTGCGGCCTAGGTTTTGGACGTTTAGCCATTCTTTAGCAGGCCTTGCGAGTATGGCCTGCCAATCATCAATCGCAAAACCTTCGTTGCGCAATGCGTTGCGCGCCCTAATTCCTAAACCATGACCTTCCGCGGCAATTGCCGCAACCCTGCCCCGGCGTTCAATTATCTGTTTTGCCCGTAACGCGCTAATTCCAAACTGCCGTGCAATTTCAGCATATGATGCGCCCTGTTTGAAAGCTGCCACAATGGCGTCATTGCGCTCGGCCTTTTCACTCACGCCACATTCCTCTCACCCAACACCTTCCACGCCAGCAGATCATCCGCC